CCTTGACCGCTTTGCGTTGTTCGGGTGGACCGACAATGCCGACCCTGATTTCATCCAAGACCCCGATAAGACCGTAGTTGCACACGGCCATCATGTGCTGATTCAGGATTAACTGCCAATTCCCTCCGCAGTATATGTGGTAGTAGTGGACGACTTTCATAAGGTCCAAAGGAGGGTTAGAAGGGTGATGATAAAGAAAACGGCTGCAAGCGTCTTGCCGATTTCGATGAGCAGGTCAAGGATGCGTTCGGTGTTCATGCCTCAAAGTTAAACCACAACGTACTTCCCTGAGTTGCTTACTCTTAACTTGTTGAGAGCCACATACCGCATCGCATCGCAGGCGTGGTTGAACGAGTCAATCGGAACGCCCGTGTTCTTCCCCTCTTTGTCGGTTGCCCAAGTGTAGGACCGCAGTTCTTTAATCAGGTTTGTGCTATCCTTGGTAACCTGCAATTTAAATCGTTTCAAGATGTCGATGCCGTTCCTGACCGAATCAGGGCCTTTCTCCGCCGGCTTGATGTTGAATCCAAGTCGGTAGATTTCTTCAATGGACTTCGGTTCTGCTGAATCCGCCACGATTTCCCAAGCCCTTGTGATGCCCAGCGTCCGCAACTTGTCTGCGATGTCTTGGTTGGTTAGTCCCGTGGAGTAGAGCAGTTCTTGGATGAGCAGGCAGTCCCCTTGGCGGTAGATAGCGACCAAGGCCGTAGGGTCGTTGCTGAAGCCCCAGTCAAGCCCAAGGGCAACGAATTTCGCACGGCTGACATCGATACCCTCCACCACCTCGAAGTCCTCGTAGATGGCCCCCTGAAGCGTCCCGACCTGACCGAGGCCATAGACCTTCCACCAGTTCGCCCAGTATGCAGAGGTTTCGGCTTTGGTGCGGTTCAGTTCGATGTCCCTCTTGATGGTATCAGGCAGGGCCTCGTTGTCGTTGTAGGTAAGGATGACCAGTTCTGCATCCTGTTCGGGCAAGACCTCCGTATGCGCCCAAAACTCATGCGTCGGGTTGAAGTCGATGTAGATGGCCTCGCTGGTACGGATTGCCAACTGGTAGTAGGACTCAAAGTCGATGTTGTTCGCCTCGTTGATGTAGACGACCTGCCTCCTTGCCCCTCGGAGCCTTGCCTCGGAATCAGCCGAAAAGAACTCGATGATTGAACCGTTGGCGAAGTGATAGGTGAGCAGGGTCTTGTTCCATCGGTCTGCGACCCATCGGCCTGTCCATTGCATGACCTTCGCAAAGTCCTTGATTGCACCCCTCCGTAGGTGGGGGATGGATTCGGAAACCACCGATATCTCGGTCTTGTTCTTGGCTGCGATGTCGATTAGGACCGCAAGGATGGCGAGGGTTTTCCCCGCACTTGTTCCGCCTTGGATGACCTTCTTCCGGGCCGTCATCCGACGGATTCGGCTGATGGCGGTCGTGTACTTAAAGTCCATCCCCAAACAGGGGTTGCTCGATGTGGACCGTGTTCTCCTGCTTGTCAACCAAGCCAAGGAGGCGTGAGGCGATGTTGGCCGAGTAAACGCCAGCACTTGAACCCTCCAGCATATCCTTGTCGCAGGTCAGCCTTATGCGTGTAATGATTGATAAGAATTCCTTGTGATGGTCGCTATCTCCATTTCGATACTGCGATAGGTTATGGCAAACGCCATTCTCTGCAAGGTATCCCTCAAAGCCCCGAAAGGTAATCGGACGCTCTTTGTCCCGGTAAACCATGTTCCCATCCTTGCCGACATAGTCCTGCACACGATATGGGTTGGCCTTGTTCTCGGCTCGGTATTGCTCAAACGCAGCCCATAGTTCTTCGGGGGTATTCCAAATTGGGGGTCGGCCTGCCATTAGTATTCGATTTTGTCGATTAGGTCGCTTATCTTGTTTACGATTTTCATTTTCACTTCGTACTGGTTCGGGGCATTGGACTCATCCACCGCTCCGATGCAGTCGCAGAGGGTCGTTATGACCATCATGAGCGAGTCCATCCGAGCCTGCACTTGGGCTTCGTCATCCTTCGCCTTCAAGTTCCCCAAGTTCTCGGAGTTTATTTCTTGACCATGAGAGAGCCGACTTGCCACCCCACAACAAGTACGAGATGTAACCGCAGTCGGAGGTGTCGTCTGCGTTGTCGTAGTAGGTTTCTGCCCGGGATAGGTAGGAGTGCATCCGCTTGATGGTTTCAACCGATATGGCTTCCCCGTTGGCTAACTGCTGCGCCCTGACCTTGCCGGTCTGCGTCGCACACTTGTTGCCGTTCCTTTCGTTGAGTTCTATCCCTCGCTTGGCATTGGCCCGAATCTCTTGGCCGTAGTCCGAATAAGACTCGAATTGCTGCCTCTTGTGATTCTCCCACGTTGAGCCGCAAACCGCAAGCCGTTGAGCCGTATCAGGGAACTCCGTGGTCGTTAAGTTGTTGGACATACAACGACCGATAAAGCCTTCTCTTGACTCGTTATTGTTCGGAATTGGCAGGGGCATTCAGGGAGTGGTTTATGGTGTTTTGGTTGGCTTCGGCAAACAGGTCCGCTTGAAGGTAAATGTATTGGAGAGCCGATTTTACGCAGTCAGCGCACCACCAGTTTGTGGGGGGTCGCCCGTGAGCGGTCAAGATGGCTTGCAGTTCTCCAACCGCATCGGGTGGCAGTCGCATCGTCAGGGATGCCACATATTGGTCCCAATACTTGCGATGCTTCTGGGCAATTACGAACTGGTCGTTGGTCATTTGAAGGTCCATTCCCGGATGATTATTGCGGTGGCAGATGAGGCGAGGCCAAGGATAGGGGCCAAGTACCATTGGCAGGTCGGCAGGGTCAGGGCAAAGCCAAGCCAAAACCCGAAGCAGGTCATGCACGAAAACGGCTTCCGCTTGGCAAAGGGCAAAGCGTAGAACCACTGGGGCAGCACCCGGAACTCCACGACCGCAAGGGTCGCAAGTGCACTAATCAGGATTGGAAAAACCAGTATATCCATTGGACTCGATTGCGGTTTTGATTTTGGCCTTGGCTTGTTCTATGGAGTAGATGATAGACCGGTACGGGATGCCCGTTTCCCGGGACATCGCCTTCATATTCCCCGTCTGCATGAGCAGGTTCAGCAGTTCCTTGTCGTAGGGGAATGCTCCGTCTTTGGCCCAAGAGTCCATCTCTTGCTGTGCAATGGCCCAAAGGTCGTCGAGCAGGGAGTCGTAGTCCTTGCCTTCTTCTTGGGTTTCGGGATCCACTTCGACCCTCTCGTCGTGATGACGGTACTTCTTGGCGAACTGGTTGTTGTTGCCCCGGTAGAGATTCATAATGAGCCGAACGATGTAGAACCGCAGGTATCCCTGCACCTGCATCTTGGTAATCTTGTCGGGGTCTTTTTCGAGCAGGATCAGGACGACCTCTTGTTCGAGGTCCTTCCAAAGCGGATTGCCCCCCGTAATGGTGAGGCAAGCCTTGCGGATTTCTCCGCTTCGATACAGGTCAAGGACGATGCTCTCTGCGTTCACTCACGCAAAGATGGAGGGGGTTCTTGTTAATGTTGCAAAAAATCTCGTGTCCTGTTGAGAACCTGTGTACGCAGAAACTTGATGTCGGGTCTTGCCCTCATGTTTATCGCAAGGATTTCGAGGTTGTGCATGACGGTTGCGTGGTTCCTCTTGATGATTCGACCGATTTGGCAGTAGGTGTACAGGTACTCCGAGTAGGCGATGTCTGCAAAGATGCTTCGAGCAAGGACCAGTTCTTGGGTCTTGACTTCGCTCAATATATCATCGGGACTGACTCCGATGACCTCTGCGGTATATCCGAGGATGGTTCGTGAGATTAGGTCCATGGTTAGAACGGGTTTGGGGGTAGGGGCATCCAATGGCTCACTTCGATTAGGAACCAAGTTTGATGCTCGTAGTACCAGCGTCCATCGCCGAGCCATGCGTAGGCTTGGTTCATGTCGGTCGTGAATATCAGGACAGGCTCGTAAGGTGTCGGCATCCTGTCCAAGCATTTTACCCATTCCATCGTCAGGCGTTTTTGGCTTGGAGGATACGACCGAGCAGGGTCCAGTTGACGGACCAAGCCTTGATGGTTTCGGATTTGTCGGGGCGGTTGCAGTTGACGCACTCCTTGCGGATATGCAGTTGCCAGCGTCGGAAATCGATAGGTGTGGTTTTCATGGGTTTGGGGTTTGGTTGGTAAGGTTAGGCTGACTGTAATATTATTTTTGTTTTGATTTTAATTCATTATAATAATACCTCTCAGCCTCTTCTTTTGTGAATGATGGCAACTTTTTAGCCTCCTTCTCTTTATCATAATCCGATTTCTCAAAAAAGCAACCTATTACATAAATTGCCACAATTGTTAATATTACTTCCATAGTTTTAGGGTTTGGTTGGTAAGGTTATAGGCTGACGCTGGGGGAGGTTTGGTAAGAACAGAGGCTGACGATTATACCCGAATGCGTATAAATTTTGGGTTTTTCTATAAATTATATCCGATTGGGTATAGTTTGAAACAACTGATACCTCCCACAGGTATCGGTCAGGGTCTTGATTTGCGGCCCGAATCCGTTGGAGCGGGATAGCACATACTCGCAGGCGTTACCCTTGGCCCGCACCTCAATCACCTTCCAAGGGCGGTCGTTGGTGCAAGCGGTCAGCAGGAGCAGCAGTAGCAGTCGGGCCATGGAACAAATCTACACAACTATTCCACACTTGCGACCACTCGCTGAAAATCCTCAATGCTTCGGATGACCTCGTATCGGTAGCCTGCTTCTTGGACCACACCCTGCCACCACTTCTGCGAGAGGGACTGCTTGCCTTTCTCGGCCTTGAACTCCAGCATCACCGCACCGGTTGGCGAGAGCCATATCATGTCGCTAACACCTGCGACCACGCCCATGGCCTTCATCACGCTGCCGGCATAGGCATTGGGTGCGTTGTTGTTGACCGTGAACAATCGGCCCCGGTCGTTGGGAAAGTTGTTCCAGTGCCACTGGAAGCATTCGGCTTGGAGTTTAAACTCGGACATCATGATTGAAAGACTTTGAATCGTTTTGCGTTGTGGTAAAGCCAACCCCTCCGCCATCCCATGTAACTGACAAACTCTTCGGCCTCGGCCCTGGTCTTGCAGTTGTGCAGCACCCAAAACGGGCTGATGACCTTGGCCTTTGCCAGTTGAGCCTTTTGGTACATCGTGCTTTGTTTTGCCATTTCCATGCCTTGGGCCTTGGTCAGCATCTGCAAACTTACGACTTCCCCTGGAGGCTTTGGCTTTCGCTCGTATTCAAACTTGCAATGCTTGCACTCCATGGCAGCCACCGGGATAATGGCCTCGCAATTCTTGCAGTTCTTCACCCCACCAACGCCAGCGGACTCCCGTTTGCGTTTCTTCTTCAAGGACCATTCCCGGTTGGTTTCCCAAAATCCATGGGTCTGCACGTTGTTCCCGAAGTCCAGCACCGTGAACCGTGTCTTGGTAGGCGTTACCCTGGAGCCTCGGCCAACCATCTGCATGAACAGGGGTAGGCTCGCAGTCGCCCGGTAAAGGATGACGACCTCGATGTATGGTTCATCAAAGCCCGTGGTCATCAGGTCGCAGTTGCAAAGGATCCCATTGGTGGAATGCTTGAACCAGGCGAGTGTTTCGGCTCGTAAGGACTTAGGCATCTCTCCGTCAACGTGCCGGGCGTTGAACCCTGCACCCTGCAAAGCCTCGCAGACCTCCTTGCTTGATGCGATGTTGCTCGCAAATACGATAGCCTTCTTGCCTGGGCAAACCTTGGCGTAGTTCTGCACCACTCCGGCAAAGACCTTCCGCTCGCTGAATCGTTGGGCCATCTGCTCGGTGTCGTAATCATCG